AACTTGACCGTGCGCTGGCGCGGTTTGGCTGCTGTTTCGGCGACAGTCTTCGCGATGTCGGTCGCAAGACGCTCGCGGTCTTGGGCCGTGCGCTCTTGGTCGATCATCATCTGCTGACCGGCGACGAGTTCCTCAAGCCGCTGCTTGGAGAACGCGAGTTCGGACTGCAGGGCTTCGATGCGCTGCTGGAACAGCATGTCGGCGTTTGCCATCTGCTGCTCGAACAGACGCTGGCGCTCGTCGGATTGCAGCTTCTGTTGTTCGAGGCCCATGGCGCGCTCTTCGTTCGAGAGCTTGATCTGAACCTCGAGCCACTCGCGCTCGGACTTCTTCTGCTCCTGCATTTCCTCGCGCATCTGACGCTGGGACTCGAGGTCCATTGCCATCTTGTCAAGCAGCAGTTGTTTTTCCTTGATCGCGTTGTCGGCAGCGGCTTTCTGCATCGTGATCTGGCCGTCCATCTGCGCGATCTTGAGGTCGTTCTGCGCCGCAGCCGCGTCAGCCTGCGCTTTCTGAGCCTTAGCCTGCGCGTCCGCTTGGACCTTCTGCATCTCAAGGCGCATCGGATCTTGCGGCATGTTCTGCTGCAGCATCTGGCTCATCTGCTGCAAGATCGGCATCGCCTTCATGACGACTTCGTTGGCGGCGAGCGTCTGCTCGACGCGCACCGAGGCGAGCGCCTCGATCTGGTCGTCGGTCATGTTGAACGGGGGCGCAGCGGGATTGGTCGCGTGTGCCATCTGCATCTGCGCCTTGATGACCGGGATCATCTGATTGACGCCCTTCGTGTAGATCGCCGACAGATGCTTGAACAGGTGCGGCACCAGTGCAGGCGTCGCTTTCATCGCGACGAGCGGGTTGCCGCCAAGCATCGGCGACTGGAAGAACTGAATGTGCGCCATGATGTGCGCGATGTCGTCTTGGTCGGGGTAGACTTCGACTTTGTCGTTGCCGACCATCATCGCGACGTTCTCGGCTGCTGCCGTGCGGCGCTCCGGCTCGGGCGGGATGTTTAGGTATTTCTCGGCGTTCGGCATCCGCAGGACGTCCTGCACGAACGCGCGCTCGATCTCGTCGAGCTTGTAGAGCTGCGGCACGAGCGCCGCACGCTGCTGGAGTGCCGTAAACTGCGCGAGCCGCTGCTGCTCGCTGTAGATGGTCGGGTTGGCGACCGGGATAATGTCGATCTCGCCTTGGAAGTCGCTCGGCTCGACGAACTTCTCGTCGCCAAGCTCGGGCAGGTTCATCTCAGGCAGATAGTCGCGATTGATCTCGTGCAGGCGCTTTAGCACGCGGTTCATGGACGTGTACTGGCGCATGAAGATCGAACTGAAGACCACGAGGCCTTGCTCGACACGACTGAGCTGCGTGCCGACCGGCGTGTTCTGGTTGGTGTCCATCGCCTCGTTGTCGAGGCTCGTGCGGACCACACCCTTGGCCGCTGTCGTCAGGAAGCCGAGCAATTGAAACAGGACCGGCGACGGCGGGTTGAACGGGATCGGCATCATCGTCTTGCGAATGTCTTGGTCGGGCGAGAGTTGCCCGTCAACCTCGATCACCTCGGTCGGCTGCATCGTCAGAGATTCGCCGCCGCGACTGCCGCCCTTGAGCTTCAACAGCGTCGGCATGTTGTTGATCAAGGCGCTGTCGAGGAGTGCGCGCATGGCACCCGTGATGGCCCCCGCAAGGCCTCCCGCGATGTGCGGAATGCCGATGCCGTAAGACCCGCGCCAGCGGATGAAGTCGAACTCGAACAGGTGGTCGATGGGTTGGCAATGCTCGTCGTCCTCTTGGTAGTTGCGATAGATCGCCAACAGTCGCATCGTCGCCTTGTCGATGACGATCAGGTACGGACACGGCTTGTCGTCTTCCTCGAGTGCGATGGTCGTGTAGCACTCGTAGATGTCGCGCAGGCCGTCCTCGTTGTACTGCGTGGATTCTTTGCCCTCGATCTTGCGGTTGGCCGTCTCGGCGGCTGTCGCCTCCGGCTCTTGCGTTTCGGGGATCAGGTCAAGATCGCGATAGATGCCCGCATCGACGCGGCGCTCGAACTCGAACTGCGTCAAGTGCAGCACGCGCGTCTTGCGGTGGGCCGAATAGAAACCGCTTGCCGCGAAGGGCAGCAGCACATCGTCGATCGGCACGAACTCAGGGACGGGACGGCCCATCTCTCGGTCGAAGTAGATGCTAAAGTACTGCGAGCCGCCGAGCGGGACTTGCGTCTCCATCTGCTCAAACTCGGAGCGGAACTCCGGCATCTGCTCGGTGATCTGCCAGTTCATAAAGCGCGACTTGCGTTTGGCCTTCTGGACCTTGTCGTCGGTCGCTTCGCCGAGGATCTTGTCTTTGACCGGCCCGTCGAACGGCATCATCTCCTTCATGATGCGCGCACTGAAGTCGATGCACGCCTCAGTGATGATCGGATGCACCGCCTTCGATGCGCCGTTGAACTGCGCGCCACCGGGGGCGTCGTCGCCCAAGCCGGTGCGACGCAGGCCTTCCTCGTACTGCTCGACGCGCTTCTTGCGCGCCTCGGCGTCCCGCTCAATCTTCTGAATGAGATCCGTCGCCAGCGTCGATAGCTCGACCTCCGGCATGCTCTCGGCTAGGTTCGCGTAGAAGCCCTCGTCGCGCTCTGGGGCGTCCCCCAGCACGACCAGCGCCCCGCCATCCGGCGTGTCTTGCACGTCGTCAGGCGGGGCTTCGATCTCGATGAACTCTTCGTTTGAGGGGTCGCTCACGTGACGGCCTCATAGAAATCATGGAACAACGAGTTCGCGATGACGCGCACGGGGTAGCCATCCTCCAGCACAATCCAATCACCTGCCTCGACAACGTCGCGGTTCTTGAGCAGCAGACGCCCGTCGTTCAGCACCAGCTCGATCTGGCTCACGACCCAGCCGGGGTATGCCTCCGGCGGCGGGTTCGTCCACTGCAGGGCATCGATCGTGGCGCGCTTGCGGCGATACTGGGTCATGTTCTCGGCTCATATTGACGGAGGGAGGGGATACCCAATTCATCTTCGCGGCGCTCGCGCTCGGTGTCAGGCAAAAGCGCCATGTGGTAAACCTCGTCGGATTGTTTCTGCTTCTTGAGTGTGGACTTGCCCACAAGATACGCCACGAGCTGCGCGCTGCTCATCGTGTGCAAGCGCCAACGGACGATCGCGTTGCCATATTCCGGCATGATCTCTTCCGGCATTACACGCCACACGACGACGTCGTGGTCACGCGGCTGCTGACTGATCCACTCTACCGTCGCCATGTTGACGTCGGCGCGCGAGATCGGCGTGGTGAACTCGCCAATGCCCTTGCCCTGCGGGACGGCGACACCTTGAACGAACGCGATATACGGAATGCCAAACTGTGAAATATGTTTGGCGTCGCCAATGATCTGGATCGGGAAGTTGGCCGCGATCAAGTCGCGGATAAGTTCGGTAGTGGGTTGTGGGGTCATTGCAGCCTCGCATAGTTGATGAGCATGGCATCGGGAATGTACGTCGCGTAGCGCGGCTCGTCGTCGAAACGCAACGAATACTCGCGCACTGTGTAGCCGAGCAGCTTCACCATCTCGCTATCCAGCACCGTGCCGCAGCGTCCGTCAGGCAGCGTCACCTTGTCGCCGAGGTACATCATGCGAGGAGCGCCTCGATGCGCGCGAGGGTGTCGGTCGGGGCGGTTTTGTTTACCTTTCCACCCCGCTTATACTTGCGAAGAATGTCGATGAGCTTGTCGTCAAACACGACGTAGTTGCTTGTTCCGGCGCCCGCGCGGCGCGAGCCTTGGTCGAGATAGCGGATGCCGGGGATGCCCCGCTCTGCCAAATCGCGGCGCGCGAGTTCTGTAGGCTTTGCAAAAAGCGCGTTTTCGCCAAACTTTGTTTTTAGCGCGTCCCGGTTCGCTTCTATTGACCGCGTGAGCGAATTATAAAGCCCGCCGCCTGTCATGTTTTCGTTTCGGGACGCAAGAAACGCATTCTTTGCCATATTTCTGTCGGCGGCATTCAATGCGCCACTACCTTGCATTCCCAATTCCGCGACGCGATCCCGCAAGGGGCTATCCATTGGAACGGGATTATCCCAATCCAGAAACCGCGCAGGGTCCGCGTTGATGTTCACCTCGTACATGCGGCCTGTTTTAGGAACCGTTGTAAAATTCGCAAGCGGCGATCCGCTTTTTACCAAGTCAAGCGTTCGTTGGTACGTTTTCCGACTTGCTTCATCTAGATTGAGGTTTGCAATGTCGTCCTGAAGAACTTTTAATACGCGGTCGCGTCCACCATATTTTGCGTAGGTTTTGTTGAGAGATGCGGCCAAATGTTCAGGTTCCATTGAATTATACGGCTGACCTCCAACAAAACGATCAGTGCCATTAGTCAACATATCTCTGTAATTTCGCGCCACGCCTTCGTTCTCGGCAAAATACAGCCCATGCCCGTAGGCCTGCGCGCCCTCGCCCGTGCCGATCTTTGACATATCGAAGCGGTCAAAATCATGCGGGCTGCCGTGGTACGCCTTGATGCGCCGCACCGCGTTGATCGCGTCTTTCATCGGCCCCGCTTCGGCCTCGTCGGGTTGCATGGCGATGCCAGCCGCAGCCAGACCCAGCGCGGGGCGCGCGGCGCGCCGTGCGAGGTCGCGACCGCCCTTGAAGCCCAAGACGTTTGCGACGTCCATGCCGACATCCATGTAGTCGGGCGCTTCGGCACCCTCGGCACCCGTGGCGACGTCGGCCATCTTGTAGAGCGACGACACCGGCAGCGCCATCTCGGTCGTGTCGCGCACGTTGCGGCCAACCGTGGCAAGCGGGTCGGTCATGAGGCCAATGGCCTGATCGCGGTAGTGCTGCCCGATGCCGCGTGCCGCCATGCCGGGGAGGTCGCGTGCGATCTCGCCCATGGTGCGCGCGGCGTCGCCCATCGAGTAGGACGGCATCGCGCGGTTCATGTCGCGGATGCGCGTCTGCTCCACAAGATCCGGCATGCGCCCGCGCCCCGCCAGAGCGCGCCGACGCTGCCGCTCGGCCTCCATCTCGTAGTCCACGCTGCCGCCGTCGTCGTAGCCCGCGAGGCCACCGGAGGCCATGCCGCCGACACGTTCGCGAAACCATTTCATTAGCGGCTCAATTTCGCTGCCTTCGTAACTGAGGCTGTCCACCGTGGCTTGTTTTTTTGGATCGGTTATTTCAAACCTTGGCAAATCACGATCGGGCGTGCGTGCGGTGAGGCGACGGTGGCCCTCAAGAGCGCGCAAAAGCTGTTGCTCGTCCGGCATCACGGTCATTTCAAACCCAACACCTGTATCCATTGGCATAAATCGCGCTGACCGTGCGCGCGTCATAAAATCGTACATGGCATCTGTTCCGCCAGCATCAATGCCGGGAATATCTTGTATTTCACGATGGTCGGTGTATCGCTTGCCGCCCATGTAATCTCGCATGCCGCGATTAGGCACATGGAAATCGCCAATGCGTTGATAGTCTCCGGTATCTGCCTTGCCGCTCAAATCAAGCATTTGCCCTTTTGGCATGATGTACCCAGCCTCTGCTGGGTTTCGTGTAAGACCAAATTTTTCAATGGCTGATTTTACAAGCGCCTCGTCAGCCATCGGCAATTCAGTAGCCTTTACTGCGGGCTTTGGTGTAGCCCTCGCAATGGCCTTCATGCCGCGTTTTAAAATGCCACCATCGCCGAAATGCGGAACGCCCCCATCCGCAAACTTGCTCTCGTCCACTGCCTCGTTGAGGGCGGGCAATGCGAGCGCGCCTGCGCCGATGCCTGCCAGCAGATCACTGCTGTCGCGCTTGGCAGGGTCGAACTGTGCAAAGCGGGAGCGGATGTTTTTGGGATCAAAAGATACAATCGTTTTCTCATCAGGAAAGTATGAATCAAAGCCAGCCGCTTTCATTTTGGCCGCACCCTGATCGCTACCGCCAATAATAAACGCTAATTTTTCGCCTAAAATTTTACCGTCTTTGACGTACCATTTCTCGACCCAATCGGCAGACGGACCAGCCGCAGATCGAAGTTCTGGCGTCCAATCATATTGCTGATTGGCGCGAACGCTGTTGCCGGGATTGATCCTAAGCGGCATGACATTGCCGCCCATTTGTTCTGCATACCCAGACGCAACGCTTGGATCGGTTGACGCATAAAAACCGTTGCCGTTTATTGGCGACTTGCCAGAAGCTGATCCGACCTTATCCATCGAAACGGCATCATAGTCAGACGCCCTGCCATGGTATGCCTCGACCGGGAACATCTCCTTGCCGCGCGCCACACGCGCAGCCTCGGCGGCGTCGGGCGCAGCCTTCGGCGCACGCTTGGCACCCGTCTTGAGCAACGCCTCAATGGCTTCAATGAGCGACTTACCCATAGACCGGCCCTCCGGCGTAGCGCAGGCGGCGCTTGGTTTCGGGCAGCTCATCGACGAACCGCTCGACGGGCTTGGTGGAGCGCAACAGGTTCATGTCGGACAGCACGCGCAGCGCCTGCGTGGCGGTGTCCATCAGGTCATCGTGCTTGACGTTGGGGAACGCGCAAAGCTGCGAGACGAGATCCTCGCACCACGAGCGTAGCTGGCCGGGGCGCTTGTCGCTCTCAGGCATCCACACTTGGCCCTGTTTGAAAAAGGGCGACGCAAGGTGCAAGCGCGCCAGCTTGTCGGCCTTGCCGGGGTTATAGGCGTAGGCAGGCACGCCAGCCTGTGCGAGATACTGCCGCAGCGACTTGCCAGCACCGATGTCCTCGATCACGATCGTATCCACGCGCCGACCGCCAAGCTCGGGGAGCTGCGAGCCGATCAGGGGTGCGATCATCGGCTTGTCAACTTCGCCGTAGCGGAACTGCATCTCTTCCTTGACCTTGGAGACGAGATCGGGCAGGCCCAAGCGGTCTTGCCACGCATCGAGAAGGATCACCTCCAATCGTTTGGTTTCGGGATTATTCCAAACGCCCCAGCATGAGCAGCCGGTGTAGTCGGGGTCGTTGGTCTTGTTGTCGAGCGTGCGCTCGGTGAACGCCGTGTCGAGCGAGAGCAGCACATGCTCGAACTTGGGCAACGCCTTCGATGCAGGCCACATCTTGATCCACGATCGGCGGATGATGCCGGACTCTTCGGGATCGATCAGCTCACCGTCCAGCTCTTGGCGACCCAGACGGGTTCCCTCAAGCGACTTGATCTGATCGAAGAACGAGGGCGCAAGATTGGCGCGATTATCGTAAGTGGTGCCGCGTGTAATTACAACGTCTGCACGCTTGGTGAGATTGCGAACCAGCTCGACCGGCTTCGGCGTCGTCGTGAACATCGCACGCGGATGCTGGCCGAGGCGCAGGCCGAGCATCGCCATGTCGAACGTCTCGACGCCGTACTGCCACGCCGCGATCTCGTCGCCCCAAATGCGATGCGCCTGCGGGCCGCGCAGACGATCAGGCTCGGTGGCGCTGAAGCCCTTGATCAGCGATGCCTTGCCGTTGCGCGACTTTATCCTGATCTCAGATAGCGACGAGTTATAGTCCAGAAGAATCTCGTGCGGGATGCACGCAAGCAATCCGCTCTCACCCTCGATGCATACGCCGCGCAAATCACCATGAGTAGGAGCAATGACATGCGTGCGCGTTTCAGGATTGCTGTAAGCATACCACCACGTCTCCTCAGCGCCCGGTCTCGTTTTCCCGAAGCCGCGACCCGCTTGCATGAGCCAGATATTGTAATTGCCGAGCGGCTCGCGCTGCGCCGGTCGAGACTTCTCAAGCCAAGCCAAGCGCGCTGCGATCGCCGCGAGATCCGGCACATCGTAATTCGCCAGCTCGCTGCGGATGGCGTCCGGCTCCAGCGTGGCGAGATCCTGAAGCATCAGTACTTCGCCTTGGCGATGATACCGACGATCTTCTCAAGCAGTTCTTGTTTGATCTCGTGTTTGACGCTGACGTCAGCCGTGATCTGCGTCTGCGCGAGCTTCGGGTGGATGTAGGGCGCAACGCCCTTGGCGGCATCGATGCGAATCTCGATCTCGCGGTTTTCGTCGCGCATCACGCTGGTCAAGAACTCGATTGCGGTCATGCCGGATGCGGCCATCTCGCGCTCGCGAGCCGCCGACGCGCGGTTCGGCTTGCCCTTTCGAGAGCCGCCGCGCCGCACTTTTACTGCACTTTGCGAAGCATTCGCAACGTCATCCAAGGCGGCATCCCCTCTTCCGAGCATGTCAAGCCTTTGTTGATGATTACGCTGTGGAAAAGCAAGCGCCGTGATGCGGTTTGTACGCATCATTTTGCGATCAATAGCTAAGTCATTGAAATACTGAATAATACTAAATAATACAAGATAATGCATTAATAGTTCAAATCAAGAATGACCGCTAACCCATTGAAATTGTTGTCTTTTTTATATTAATTAATAATAATATGAATAATACTAAGAAAGAGAGAGGTAGAGGGAAACTCGAAAACACCCCCCACCGGGGAGGTCGAAATTAATTAGTTTAAGGCTAGGTGTCTCTGGGCAAATAACTTTAGTATTATATCGTTCAGACCCGCGTTCGTTTTAAGCGGGGCAGCATTTGATTGCGATCATCGCCTAAAAAGTTCGGCCAAATATATTTGGGATCGTGAATTATCCCCCCGCCGTCAAAGTTCAATTGCGGCGCTTGACAGGGAAACAATATACATTGATATGGATAATCCACACACAATATGAGGATCACAAACAATGCCCCCGCGCCCTCACGACGACCCGTCGCTACTGATCAATTTCAATATCCCCTACTCACTGCACTGCGATTTGATGCAGGAAGCTGACGCTGCCGGTGAGAACCGCAGCCGTTTTATCCGCGACGCGGTACAGCTTCGCATTCTGCTGATCCGCGAGGAACGGGCAAAAGGGCGCAAATGACCGACATCACCGTCACCCTAACCGGCCCCGCCGAGCGCGCGGTTGTTTACGAGGTCACTCTTACTTTGGAGGGCAAAGCCAGTGCCTAATCACCGTAAGGCCGTCGAGACGCTTCAAAAAATGTGTGATCAAACCGGCATCATAATTGTCGGGCGACCCGTCGAAACGCTCGCCCTGCACCGGGCGCTCGTCGGTGTGTTTAATGCCGCCGTCGAGCGCAACGAAGCGAACGCCATGCTGCTTGCCGCCAAAAACAATCGGCAGATTGCCCTTTGCGATCCAAACGCCGACCTCGCGTCGTACGATGAGGCACAAAGAAACGCAATAAATCACGCATCTAATTGCAGCAGAAAGATCACCAAGAAAATGGTGTCGCTGACCAATCTCGTGCGTTCGATGCCCAAACCCTGCACCACCGTGGAGATCAATTATGACCGAGATCACTTTGACCTTGAGCGGCCCCGCCGAGCGCGCGGTCGCCTACGCGGTTGGCATCGGCCTGCCCCCCGAACGGCTGATCGAGACGGCGATTCTCAATTGGATACGCCAGAACAATCTCAGCCACGTTCTGCTGGCCCCTGAGAGGCCGGAGAAGCCTGCCCCTCGCCCTGTGGGCCGACCGCCCAAGACGCTCGCCACGGACGCGCCCAGCCCGGTTGCGGGCCGCATTGAGGCCCTGCACCGCGACGAGGCAGGCAAGCAGATCGAGTTTGAGATATCGATCGCGGGCGACAGGGCGCGTATTCGCGTGGCAGTGCCGTGGGAGCCTGCCATCGACGCCCGCGTGCAGCTTGTGGCCCTGATGCCAATCGCTGGCATGGCATCGTGGAAAGACCTCGTCGGCAGGCTGGTGAGGCTGCTGGGCGGCGCGCTCCTGCCCCGTCCGCAGGCCGAGATCGACGCCGACATCGCGTGGCTCGAACAGCAGGATCTTGACGCGGCGGATCGCGCCGCATTGGCAAGTGTGAAAGGATAAATTGGCAGGGCAAAGCGTGGCCTAGCTGGGCATTGCGCGGCACAGCACGGCAAGGCAAGGCAAGGCAAGGAACTATTTGGTTTGGTCAAACGGTGTCTGTGACGCCGTTTGAGCAAGCCAATGTCAGGCTCGGCTCGGCAGGGGCATGCGCGGCAGGGCGCCGCGATGCGCGGCTTGGCCCGGCGAGGCAAGGCAAAGCATTCATCTGGCGGTCGGTTCCGCGTCAGGTGACGGTGAGGCAGGGACCACAAAAAGAGCGAGGCAAAACAATGTTCATCAATGTGAGAATCGAAGGCATCACACCGCTGATCTGCAACAAGTTTTTTGACGAGGCGGCGTTTGCAGCGTCGGGCGGAACGCGCAACTCGAGTGCGGCGCAGGAGCGCGGCACGCCGCAAGAGCAGGCTGAAAAGAAACTTTATCTTAGCTTGCGGACGGGAAAGCCAATGATCCCGCAGCCAAACCTTTTGCGGTCGCTGATCGACGGCGGCACGTTCCACAAGGTCGGCAAATCGCAAGTGACGACGTCATCGAAGTCCATGCTGTTTTCGTGCTTGGACATCGATGCGGCTGAGATCCCTCTCGAATACAAGCAACCGTGGCGCGTCAATACGCGGGCGGTCGTAATCCCGGCAACGAAGGGCCGGATTCTGGCGCACCGGCCCATGTTCGACGATTGGGCGCTCACGTTTACGCTGATGCTCGACGATACGATCGTGGGCGTGAAGCTGCTGCGGCAGATCGTAGACGACGCTGGCAAGCGCGTCGGCTTGGGCGACTTTCGACCGGCCAAGAAGGGGCCATACGGCAAATACTCCGTCGTGCAGTGGGAAGTGCAGTCGGCGACGACGCATCTCCAGCAGGCGGCGGAATAACTGGGCACGGCCTGGCGAGGCAAGGCTTGGCGCTGCTGCGCACGGCGGTGCGGCGCACGGCGCGGCTAGGCTTGGAGAAGCCCGGCGAGGCGAGGCTAGGCGGTACACGGCCATGCAAGGCAAGGCAAGGGAAGGCGGGGGCGAAAGCCCCCGTTTTCATGCTATCAAACAAAGCAATAATATTACCCAAATAATCTGTTGACGCCGATTGCATAACCCTGATAGGGTCTTTTTGAGATTGAGATTCACCCACCAAGGAGAATGAAAATGACGGTTCAGGAAATTCGCGCGGCGGTCAAACGCGGCAAGGCTCAAGCGGCGGCACGCCTTGATCGCGAGATGGGTGCTGGCACGTTTGCCAAAATCGCCGCGTATAGCGCAAGCGACAAGAGCCGCGCCGCATTGGCGCATTTGGCCGCGATCTGCAAAGCGGAGGGCCGCTAACATGCTCCGCATTTTTGCTGAAGCAATTGGCTTCCTGCTGGGCCTCGCTGGCCTGCTGGCATTGGTGCTGCTGGCTTACGCCGCCCTGTACCTGATCTGAGGAGATCGACATGTTCTACCACGACATGCCCGTGAGCCTGCACATCGGACGCGGCGAGGACACGCACCAAGACATCGACGCGACCGCCGTCTACACCTATCGGCCAGCGATCCGCGCGACCTACGACGACCCCGGCGACGGCCCCGAGATCGAGCTGCTGAAGGTGATGGTCGGCTACACCGACCTGTTGCCCATCATCGACGTCGATATCCACGATGACATCGTGGTCTATATTCGCGAAAATCACGAGGAGGCGTAGATGAAAATCAAAACCGAATACGACCCGCGCGCCCTGCTGCCCTCATGGGAGTGGACCGCGTGGGACGAAAGCACCTACGACGGGGCCGACGACGCCGGTCCCAAGGCGCGCGCCATCGGGTGCGGCCCGACCGAGGCGGAAGCGATCGCAGACCTCATGGAGCAGCTCGAATCGTGATCAACAAGATGCGCCCCGGCGATGTGTTGGTCGTCGTACGCGTGCCGCACGGGGCCAAGCCGCCGCCGGGGTTCAAGCATCGCGACGGTGCCGTTGGCACGCATCACGGCAAGCACACGACGCACGCGGTGCGGCTGGTGCGGAAGCGGAAAAAGAAGGTGAAGAAGTGACCAGCCCCCTTACAGAGTTCGACCGCGCCATTGCTGACATCACCCAACGCCGGGGCGACGTCTACGGTCACCCTGCCGATCACTTTGCGCGCATCGCCCAGATCAAGGCGGGCGTGGCCGACTGCCAAAATCCGCTTATCCGGCACGCACTCGAGATGATCGCCGTGAAGATGGCGCGGCTGGTGACGTCGCCGGACCATATCGATAGCCTGATCGACATTGCGGGGTACGCCCGCTGTGCGGCGATGATTTTGGACAGACAAAAAAACTGCGAGGCAAAATGACAAAGATCAAAAAAGAACCAGCGAAGCCCACGCTTGACGTGGCCGCTGCCCCCCGTGCGGTGCAAGGTGCCAAGGGTGGCGTCGTGCGAATCGAACCGCACGGGGGGACTTCCTATCAGGCGTTTTTGGCATCAAAGGCCGTGCGCGCTTCGATGCGTGGGCTAAAGCAAGTCCCCGAACTTGCGGCGCACCTGTTCAACTATCAGGCGCATAGCGTCGCGCACGCTTTGCAGGCAGGCGGGGCGGGCTTGTTCCTCGATACTGGCTTAGGCAAGACCGAGTGCCAGCTTGAATTTCTGCGGCACGCTGGCGAGACAACAAACGGGCGCACGCTGCTTTTGACGCCGCTTGCCGTCGCCGGTCAAACGAAGCGCCGCGCCGAACGGTGGGGATACGAGGCCCGCGTCATTCGCGACCAAAGCGAAGCGGGCGAGGGCATCAATATCGTGAACTATGACCGGCTTGATAGGATTGACCCATCATGGTTTGGCGCCGTGTCGCTAGACGAAGCTTCGATCCTCAAAAGCTTTACCGGCAAGACGACGCGCGCACTTATCAATGCGTTTCGCGGGCATAGGTTCAAGCTTGCCGCAACCGCAACGCCTGCGCCTAACGATCATATGGAACTCGGAAACTACGCCGAATTCCTAGAGATTATGCAGGCGAATGAAATGCTGTCCCGCTGGTTTATGAACGATACCAGCACCGCAAGCCAAGAGTGGCGATTGAAGGGCCATGCGGAATCGGACTTTTGGGATTGGCTGGCATCGTGGGCGCGTTGTGCCGAACTGCCATCGGATCTCGGGGGCGACGATACGGGCTTTATTTTGCCCGAGCTTGCAATCTTCCGGCATCGTTCGGCGGAAACGCATATAAAGGGCGGCGAAGGCCTGTTTGCCGACGTAAGTATGTCGGCAACTAATATGCACGCGGTCAAACGGCAAACGAGCGCCGCGCGCGCGGATGCGATTGCGGGCGTCGTCGCGCGCGAGGCTGGCGAGGCTTGGCTTATCTGGTGCGATACAGACTACGAGGCCGACGCGCTAAAGGCGGCAATCCCGAGCGCGATCGAGGTGCGCGGCTCGCACACGACCGAGCAAAAGGAAGAACGGTTAGAAGCTTTTGCAACAAATCAATCAAAGCACTTGATCGCCAAGCCGCAAATGTGCGGGTTTGGTCTGGACTGGTCGCACTGTGCGCGCATGGCGTTTGTGGGGCGGTCTTATAGCTACGAAACCTTCTATCAGGCCGTGCGCCGTTGCCAGCGTTTTGGGCAGACGCGGCAGGTGCAAGTGCATATCGCAGTCGCAGAAGGCGAAGCCGAGATCGGGCGCATCGTTGAACGCAAGACCGCCGATCACGCCAAGATGAAGATTGCAATGCGGGCCGCGATGGCCCGTGCAAAGGATGCGTCGCGTGTTGCGCGCGTCGAATACGAACCAAAACACAAAGGAAGGCTTCCAAAATGGCTCACATCCGTTGCTTGAACGAATCGCATGGCAATAACTTTGCCGTCTATAACGGAGATTGCGTCGATATTGTTGGTCAATTGCCGGATGCGTCGATAGATTTTAGCGTCTACTCGCCGCCGTTTGGCTCGCTTTTCGTGTACTCGGAAAGTGCCGCCGACATGGGCAATTCGACGGACGAAGAATTTGCTAAACACTACGCGTGGCTTGTGCGCGAGAAATTCCGAGTTACCAAGCCGGGACGATTGACCGCCGTGCATTGCAGCGACTTACCCATGACGAAATGGCGCGATGGTGCCGTTGGCATTAAAGATTTTTCGGGCGACATTATCCGTATCCATCAAGATGCCGGATGGATCATGCACTCGCGTCGCACGATCTGGAAATGCCCCGTTGTCGAAATGACGCGCACGAAGCATGTCGGGTTACTTTACAAGCAACTTATGAAGGATAGCAGCAAGTCGCGCGGCGGTATGCCTGACTATCTGATTACATTTATCAAGTCTGGAGAGAACGCATCGCCCATCGTTCACACGCCGGAGAATTTCCCGCTTGACCAATGGCAGGAATGGGCGTCGCCGGTATGGATGAGCATCAATCAATCGAACGTGCTTAACGTCAAGCTGGCACGCGAACAAAACGACGAGCGCCATCTTTGCCCGCTCCAATTGGACGTTATCGAACGCGCGCTGATTATGTGGAGTAACGCGGGCGATATTGTGCTTTCCCCGTTTACCGGCATCGGTAGCGAGGGCGTTATGTCGCTAAAGCTTGGCCGCAAGTTTATCGGCACCGAGCTGAAGGAAAGCTACTGGAAACAGGCGACGCGCTACTTGCAAGCCCAAGACGCGCAAGACGATCTGTTTAAGCGTGAAATTGCGTAACCGCCATGACCCTCACCGAAGAGGCCCTGATCTACTGGACGACGGCGCTCTATATCAGAGACGCCAAACGGCTCGCGGTCTACCTGACCAAGGATGACATCGCGCAAATCCGCGCCAATGCCACGGCGCTGGCCGCAAGCCGCAATGCGACCGTGCGCCGCGTGGCGCGCAATCTGCCGGTCGTCATCACTTAGCTTTGTAGACCGTCGTCGGCTTGGTCGAGGTGGGGCGGATCTCGCTCGTGATGCTCTCCGCCTCGACCAGCGACTTCAGCACCTGATCGCGATCGCGCCCAAGGAAATGCGTGGCGCGGATGAGGGCCGACCGCGTAATGCCGCCCGCACCGGCAGCGCGGATCACTTGCAGCGTGCGCTTGACCTGAGACTCGGCGGCATTGTCGGCCACATGCTTGTCGATGCCGTCGATCAGCAAATTGACGCTGCGCTGCACGACGATCTCCGCCCATCGTACATCCGCGAGCGTGATGACCGGCTTCTGCGGATCTCGGCTGACGGCGCGGATCATTGCGAGGCGGCTCGTGTACTCCCACTGCCGCGCGAGGATCGCCGTGTAGGCCGTCCCGGCAAGCTGCCGCTGCTGGCTGTTGATCTCGTTACTGATCGCGTCCAGACGCGCCTCGGCATCCGGCTCCAATGGCACGGTCATAAGCTCTTTGGGTGCAACGTCGCCGCCCGCCATAAACTGCGACAAGTTGCCGGTTGACCCAAGCGGCCACGCGACCGCGCGCAGGCCATCGATCAAATCATCCGACAGATCGATCTCGCCGTCGATCTTCTTCGGGTCTGGGTAGGATTCTTCCGTCTGGAAAATCAGAAAGCGTGCAATCGAACCATCGTGCGCGTTGCCGCTCTGGAGTGCGCTCCAAAACTGCCCCGGCGTGGTCGTGCCGTGAATGCATGCGTGCGGCTGGATGATGGACTTGCGGGGGCGCTCCTTCTGGTCGCCGTACTCCGTGCCTAACCACACACCGTTCGCGGCGGTGTAGAAGTCTGTGAGGTTATCGATGACCTCAGTCAAGTGGCGCGGGCTGCGCTTGCGGTCGGCAATCGCGCTCATAAATTGCCCGAACTCATCCTGCTGGAACAAAATCGCCGGATGCCGCGCGACGGCGCTGATCAGGCCCGCCCCCGAGGCGATCTTGTGACCGCCAAGATATTCCTCAAGGCCCGCATCCAAGAACGCGCGATTGATGACCTCGCGCGCGACGTTCTTGCCTGCCCCCGAATCCGCGATGCTGACGACATAGACGTTGGAACGCAGATTGCTCGTCGTGCGATATTTGCGACCCATCAATACGCCCATGGCCGCGATGCAGGCACCCACGGCCAAAATCGGCTGCGGTCGGCGTGCCGACGCGATAATAGCATCGAACAAATGCTGCATGATGCCGCCGACGTCGAAGAAGCCGGGGGCCACAGGTTCTGCGCGCGGCGCTGTTTCTGGCTCCGGCTCCTCTTGCGTCTGCGATTTCGGCTTCATTTGCAGGACGATCGGCGTGATGTTCGGCATGCCGACACGCTCTTTGAGCCAATTGGTCGCCGCATCGAAGTCGCCGCCCGCCGCCGCCATCACGAGATCGAGCGGCGTAAAGGATCGCCCCTCGCCCCAATCGGTAATGCCGTCGGGATGGATCGACACGTTGGGGTTTTCGCAATTGCGCCAGTGCGCTGTGACGCGGTACGAGCCGTCGCCGCGCGCCTTCGCCATTGGAAACAGCTCCGGTACCCATGTGCTGAAGTCGGCCATCGCGCGGTCGTTGATCTCGCGCCAATAGCTGTCGTTCTCGCCAAGGACGACACTGCGCTTGACGGTCGGTGCCTTGTCGTCGTCCGACTGCCAAGGTGCGATGACACGCTCGACGCGCTCGATCAGATCGTCGGGCAACTCCGGCAGCTCGCGCGCGGATGTGTTCTCAAGCGTGTCCGGTGTCAGCCACGCATACGGCATGCCGTCGGGATGGATCGTCGGCGGCAAGACCGTCTGCCGCCCATGGCCGAGGATCTCCATCACGCTCTGGCCGCCCACGCGCCACTTACGCGCCGTGATGTCGGAACCGCGATAGAAGGCCGTGTAGCCCTTGGCGCCCTTCTTCTTGACCGGCGACGGCGGCAGCAAGGCCTCGAGCTGACGGCGAAGATCGTCTGGCCCGTAATCGAAGTCGATCGCGATCAGGTTCGATGCGCGGCCCAAGGCCACGCACACGCCCGCATCGGGCCACTTCTCCCAATTATTGACCTCAAACGTGGTCGGCAAGCGGTCGCAGTATCGTTCCCACTCCTTCATGCCGCGCCACTCGCCGCGCATGAACGCACCGGGGCGTTTTTCGCCGGGGACAATGGGGATCGCCGAGTACCCGAGGTCGATAAGACGCGGGGCGACGCGGTTGTAGGGTGAGGTCATAGCTTGTCCACCATTGCAATCCTCTGCCCTATCCAGCGCATGCACGGCACGGCCATGCTGTTGCCGATCGCCTTGTATCGCGACCCGTCTGCTGCGGGCTTGTTCCGGTA